CCGGCTTTCCTTATCCTAAACAGGAGTTTACCATGTCCGTCCAAATCACTTTCTTCGAGTATTCCGTTATCGTCTCTGCAATGACCCCCTCGCTCCAGCCGAAAGATCGCCCTCGCGGGCAGTATTTCGAACTGTTGCTCGTCGGTTACTTCAGAACCAGTAACTGGAAGACCCGTCGGTTTACCATCAGAAATGGTGATAAATTCGAAGCGCTTGGCCGGATGTTCGCATACGCGAATAAACTGCTGAGTGGGAATCACATTTCCATCGAACGTTACGAAGAACTGTATGGTACAGTTCAAGAAGCGTACGATGACGAGGCCAACTTCATCCTGCAAAGGACTGGAGTTGATCCCCGGTTGTGATTAGGAAATAGCCAGCTGGGCTTACTCTCTGGCAATACACAGTGATGTGCTTGCCGAAATACCCTGAAAGGGCGTTACTACTATGCAATCGAACAACTATTACGGAATCAGTTCACACATCATTTGCTACCAACACACGCGAAACTCCTTATCGGGAGCGACGAATGTGTCGGTTTACAATGATAGTGTGATCCGAGACTATGATCGGTTGATCTTTGTAGAGTATAATGGCGGTCCGTCCGATTTCAAGCGGGCGAACCGACACTCTTGGACTAAGGCGTTCAAAGAGTCCCTCGTTTGTTCGGCATCGGGCGCATACACCAGTGGACTCGTACGCTATTCATTTAGCGGAAAATATCCACAGGGTACGTATGCTCCGAGCCTTACGAGCGAACTTTCAACTCGTGCGCAAGCCGAGTGTACACATCGTTTCTACGAGGCAGTTCGAAATAGCGACCTTGCGTTGCTAGTAGACCTCTCTCAATCGAGACAGACAGCCATGATGGTCGCAAAAGCGTATCGTGCCTTCACGAAGTGGCGATCCGAAGTGCCAAAAGCACTTAGGAAAATCTCTTCGTTCAAGCATTCTACGAAATCAGCGTCCGATTTGTGGCTCGAGTATGTGTACGGGTGGGTTCCACTAATGAAAACAGTCTACGACGTGGCTGCTTACCATCGCATGACTAGCAGTAAAATGCAAATCAAGGCGAAGGCGACAGTCAAATCGGAAGAAATGCTCATCTACCAAGCTGACTTGACACGTCAGAATGTTAGAGTGGAACGCAGTTACCGTTACCTGATATCCCGTCGGGTACGCGTAACTAACCCTAGCATGTTCGAGCTAAGTCGCTTGACTCCGTTGAACCCATTAGCAATTGTCTGGGAGAATATCCCATTCAGCTTTGTGTTCGACTGGTTTTGCGATATAGGCCAATACATGCAGGACTTGGAAACGTCCTTCGGGGTAGGTTGGACCTGTGATCCGGGTTACGGATACGACACCTCTTCTTACAAAGTGGAGGTGCATAGTATCGCAGGCCCGAGGTCCGACCTAGGCAATACCCAGCCCCGTCTCCATGGGAGCTGCCGATCGGTTTACACGGCGATGAACCGTTTTCCGACTGACAGCAAACCTATGGTTCGGTTGCCTGGATTTAGGCTAGATCTTGGTGCTCGGCGTCTTGTCAACGCTGCTGCACTTGCCCGACAGGTATTCTCGCCACAACTAGGCAGGATCCTTCGGTAATTACGGTCAATAATGGATTTCTCCTCATGCCCGCTTTTGCGAATCTGACCCTTGCTGATGGTCAGGCCTCCCCAGCGAACCATACTTTCTACGCCTCCCATGAAGAACCCAAGGGCGTCTGGAACCATGTCGAAAACACGGCTGCCAACGCAATTGGATACTTCTGGTTGAAGTGGTCTCTCAAGACCCCTGCAATCGGCGGGAAAGTGTCGTCCCAGGATCGTGTATATCGCGTCAAACAGACGATCAGCATGCCGACTCTCGAGTCGACAAGCGCTGCGACCGGATCAGGCATCCCGCCTGCTCCGACCGTGGCATACACGTGCGTCTCCAATACGGAGTACGTTCTCCCGGAACGATCCACGCTCCAGAACCGCAAGGACCTGAATGCGTTCACGAAGAATGGGCTTGCCCATGCCTCGTGGACCGCACAGTGTCAAGATCTCTTCCCCGTCACCTAACTCAAGGAAATGGCCATGGCCACCGAGGTTTTCACCAAGTATGTCATGCTCAAATCCACGACTCAAGTAGACGCGGAATATCTAACACTGTTCTGCCTTGCGCCAGAGGCGACAACTAGCCCGAAAGGGCAGATGGAGCACGCGATGCTATCCGTAGCATTTCGTGAGTACGTTGACACGTACCAAGCTGAGTTCCTCCGGGAACTTAGCAAGCTCACAACTCGTCTCTGGTTCGACTCAGCCACAGGGGAGTCAGACCCCCCTGGTGCGGAAAATCTCAAAGCCGTGATGGTCAGGATGATCGTCAGTGTTGAGGAGCAGGCAGATAAACTGCCTATCCCTAGCATTGAGTCGATTTGTCTTGAACTTCTCGGCTGCGGGATGATCCGCCGTGGCTGAGCTGAAGTATAAGCACGACGGGTATACCCGTATTCGCGAGATTTATTTCGCGATGTGCAAATCAGTGGATTCACCTGTGTCATTAGGTGCCTGGATTCGATTTAAGGAAGGCGAGTTTCAACAGCTCGCTGAAATGAATATCGAACCTGATGACTATCAGTCCGCGCGGTCCTTTGCGCTTGATTATTCCGTAATCGAGTACTTGTCTAAAAACAAGTTCCTTGATTGTGGGGTAGACAAGCGCGAAGCCGCCATCCTCTCGTTTAATAAGCGAGAGGAAACTAACAAGAGCTTAAACGAGCTGTGGCGAGACACACAACGAACGAACCCTGCAGAGCGCCTCATCCTGAGGGCCCAGAGGATCGTCAGCCGTGTGTTAGGCCGCTTTTCGTTTGAGCAATTGTTAGATGGCTGCAGATGGGGTCGGGGTTCTACTGCTACGCTACCGCTACGCAGGGCTTACCTCGAAGACAAGTACCTCGAACAACCTGGTATTAGCGTTACAAGGTCGGCTGCCCCTTACTTTCTGAGGCTCTTCAGTGAGGATATCCATTGGCTTAACGCCCGTGGTATCCCAGCCGAAGGTCCGGTGTCCCTCCTTAATAAAGAGGAGCACTTCCAGATCGTGGAGGGGTGTGTTATTACGACCGTGGGAAAGAACTGCCTTAAGGATCGTACGATCGCAAAGGAACCAACGGGCAATCTCTTCTTGCAATTTGGAGTGGGCGCTCACATCCGTGAACGTCTCTTCAAAGTGCTCGGGATTGACCTAAGTTCCCAAGTGAAAAACCAAAAAGCTGCTGAAGCTGGATGGGCTACGATTGACCTTAAGGACGCGTCCAATTCGCTCTTTCGGGAGTTGGTTGGAACGCTGTTACCTCTCGACTGGTTCATGTATCTGGACAGAATACGCTCGTCTCATGCAGTAATGCCTGATAAAAGCGTGCGCCGTCTGGAAATGTTCTCATCGATGGGTAATGGCTTCACTTTTGAACTCGAAACTCTTCTGTTTGCTGCGATTTCGATCGCAGCGGTGGAAGAGTCTCAAGAGTGGAGCCCAGTTCTAGTGTACGGAGACGACATCGCAACGTTGTCTTCGTTGGGACCGGTGGTTGTCAAGGCTCTGGAAAGCTTCGGCTTTACTGTCAACACGAAGAAAACCCACGTGAGTGGGCCTTTTCGTGAGTCTTGCGGCCGTCACTTCTTCAACAATGTTGAGGTGACCCCGGTTTACCAGAAAGAAATCCCCCTTGAACTCCATGAAGTGTATCGGTGTTATAACCGACTTATTCGCCTTAGTCTCCGGCTCAGCCGCGTTAACTGCCGGGATTCTGTACTACGTGGAGCTGCTTTGGCAGCGCTACGAGGTATTGAAGTCCGACATGCCACCGCGGTTACAGCCGAAGATGACGGCGTTATCACATTTCGAGGAGACCCATGGGAGGGACCCGCCTTAAGCAAGCGGTATTCTTTCAGGCCAAGGCCACTCGCGACCGTTGATTCGGTACGATTGGCTTACACTCTCAGGTTTGGAGTTGCTCCTTTAATTAGGGGACCTCTGAACGTGTGGCGGATGCTCCGCGCCGTAAGGCCGGGACAGCACGTCGGGAAGATGGTTACCTCTCGACGCTCATTCCGCATTCCAACTAGTAACGCCCCCTGGATTTAACCGTCCAGGGGTTTGGAGGTAGGTAAGAAACCTACTATAAATGGAG